AAAAGGTAAAACTTTTGCTGAGTATTCACTAATGGAGTAATTATGTCATCAGATCAAAAATTATTTTGTATTAGTGAGAAACAACTAGAAGAAATGGAAAATAGCATTGATATGCAGAAAATGCGTGCTTACGATAAATGTAATGAAGATATTAAGACTATGGAACTAACAAAAACTGGTCTTGATCTTTTTATGAAAAGGTTTGGTAAAGATAATAGTATTTACGATAAGTGTAAGAAACTTATTGTAGATATTGACGAAAATATTAAACAAACTCAGAACCACATGGATATGCTATGATAGAGCATTTTAAAAAATTTGATGCTGATAATGTAAAAAGTATTTTACCATTATCATTTAGTCAAATAACTGATTTTGCATTTAAAAGAGATAAATGGGCTTTAAGACGAATATTTGGCTATGAGTTTCCATCTAATGCGGGTTCAGAACGAGGTAAAGCTGTTGAGTCTGGTCTTAATATGTGGCTGAACGGAATAGATAAAAAAGAGGCAATAGATAAAATGTTTGATGAGTTCCACGCAAACTGTAAATTATTTGATGACCCAAAAACAGATGAGGAAGAATATAATTTAATTCCTTTATTTGAAGAGGGAGTCAAAGCATTCAATGAGTTTGCTTTCATTTTGAGGATAAGCAAACAAAAGAGGATTTTTACATTGATCTTAAAACGACCAAGCGTAAACCTACTGGCTTATCTATGTCTCATGCTATGCAACAATCTATTTATCAAAGAGGCACAAATGCAAATCAAAAACTTTGGTATTTAATAGCAAACAAATCTGGTGCTAAGTTTGAGAGTATGAGCCTAACTGATTATGATAGCCCTATGAAAGTTTGCGAGCATATTATTTCTGTTATGGGTAAATATCTAGAATCAGTAAATTCTAAGGAAGATGTAAAAAATAGCATTATTCCTAATCCTGATGACTGGATTTGGCGTGATACAGCCGTCCTAGAGGCCAGAAAAGAGGTTTGGGGTTACTAAGTACCCTTGACCTTTAAAAGTCGCTGTGTGGCCTTTAAATTGCGATTCTGGGGTGCTTTAAGAGTGATCTTAACTCTTCTTTTGCGATTTATTGGCCTTTTGTTAATTAACTCAGAAATCGTAGCTGAAGTTGTAAATCCTGTCATCTTCCAGTTGTACGCATAGCGACTCGATGGGCTTGAGAGAATGTAAGTTTTCTCTTACCACCCATCAGCCTAGCCATTGATCTCAAGTGTTTCAAAGTATGATGCTTTGCATGAGAACGCATGGTTTTTTTTTGTCTAGGTTTCAGGTCTTTAATAATATTTTTTATAGACGCAACCTTAACCATTATCTTTTCTTCTTTTTCTTTTTTGCTTTCTTAGCTTTCATAGGTTTTGACCTCATCGGTCTCATTCTACTAGAGCCATATCCTACACCTCTTGGCATATTATCTCCCTTTTTTTTGTTTTTTTAAAATTGCCATCTGCAACGCTTTAGGCAACTTTTTCTGTTTTTTGGTTAGACCAACTGTTTTTTTTTTCTTTTTAATCATAACCTAATGCAACACATAATTGTGTGCCGCTACAACCACTGCAACAGCTATTACGATTTGCACCCAAGATTTTAATTCTGTGAATGCGTGCCACCATTTAGTAACTTGTTGTTCAATTTTTTTTTTGACCATAAATTACTCCTTTCCTTTGTCGGTGTTTATTTTCTTGAGTTTTTCAAACGATCTTATACCTGACATACCCAAGAGTGCCATAACTAAAGGCATAAGTGTTCCCATGTCCATCTGAGGTATGTTTTGAACCTCATAATGGAATAAGCCGCAAATAAATAAAATAAATTTTGATAATACATATTCCCAGAATATTGCTAAAGCACAGGACATACCAATTAAAGGCCGCCATGCTCTTTGAAGAAAACCACTAATACCACCGGCTTTGCTTGAGGCATCAGCTAGGTTAATTGACATTTGTTTTTCTTTTAGTTTTGCCTCTATTTCAGCAAATCTATTTTTTAATTGTAGTTTTTCTTCTTCACTAGTATGTAAATCATCAATAACATTTGCTACTGCTTTAACAGTACCACCACTTAATAATTTTCCTAAAACCATTATTATCTCCTAGACATCGGCAGTTATAGATTTTTGCATTTTAGCAATTATCCGATTTGCTCTATTAGTGGTTTGATTATACCAACGTGAGTCTTTCATTTCTACCATCGCACCCGCATAGTCTTTATTTTTTAAACATTCTTTAAATTTTACAAATTTTTGTAAACGGGGTAAACCAAGTTGAAATACCATGTGAGTTACACATTCTTTAGCATTATCGTCTATATCCATACCCTCACTAAATGTTTCCATATCTTTTAGAGCAATATTAAAATCTTTCATAAAGAGTTCTACTGCTCTTTCTTTAGTTATTGGTTTCATTAATTCTTCTTTTTCATCATCTCTAATTAAATGACCAGCACCTATTGTCCAATATCCTAAATGATCTTTGTAAGGCTCTAAAATTACTCCACCCTCTTCTTTGATTATATCGTCTCTTAAAGTTTCTATATCCATTATTCCACCATTCTAAGCACCCAAGAAATAAACTGAGTTGCTACCATAAACCCTATAGTCCATAGTACATAATTTAATTTTCGCACCTCACGTTGTAAGTGCCAAATATGATTTTTTTCTAATAACTCAATTTTATTGTAAATATTTACAATATGTTCTTTTGTTGTTTTAGGTACTATTTTAGTCATAGTTTTTTATATCCTATGTGTTCTCGACATTCAATGCTTTGCACTCAAATTTAATTACTAGTTTTTCTTGTTCTATGTAATTTTTTTCTAGTTCTTCCATATCTTCTAAACTTTTGAAAGCGTTATAAGCCTCTTTATATCCAGCAACTACACAATCATAATGAGTATTGAATTGATAATTAGTTACGTTGTTTGATGGACATTCTCCACTGACCATACTACACATATATAAAATTATAATATATTTCATTTCATTTTACTTAACGGATTTTCTAAAGCAATTCTGATTTGTTTTTGTATTTTTTCTTCTAAATCAGTCATTTCTTGTTTTAATTCATTAATAGTTTCTTTTAAATCTTTTGAGTTTTCTCTACTATCTTCTTTGACTCTTGTCTCTACATCTTCAACAATAGTTTCAATTCTACGCACATCTGCTTTCAAATCGTTTTTTAATTCTTTTGCAACACCAGCTACTAACGAAACCTCTTCTAATATTATAGCTATTTCTGATTTCAACATATTAACTTCAGTATTTACAACCTCTAGTTTTTTATCAAAACCAGATAAATCAGGGCTTACAAAACTATTTATTTTAGCCTCCATATCTAAATATCTTTGGTAAACCTCAAACCCACCCCATAAAACACCAATAAATGAACTTAAAATAGTGATTATGAGAAAAACCCTACCGCCCTTAAATTTAATACCACCTATATCTATTTCTGTTTGTTGTTTAGCCACGCCCTTGTCCCCTGTATTTTTTTGAAAAACCTCGTCTTTTATCTTTATTCATTTTTGCTTTGCTTGCGTTACGCCCTATACTTGTTTTATGATGCACTGGCTCATGTGCCTCAAAGTTTTTAAATTTTTTTGCCATTATTAATACTGACTTTCTATTATTTCATTCATAATTCCATCACTCCCAATAAATAAAAAGTACCCAGCCATATCATTATCAGAAATGACAGCATCTGGCAAAGTGAAGTCTGTAAAAAATTCTGCTCTATCATTTAACTGTTGTTGACTCTCAAAAAATGTTTTAGTGTTTCCTAAGACTTGCATAACAACTAAAGTTTTTATCTGACTAGACTCATCATATCTTTTTTTATCATCAATTTTTTTCAAAACTTTTTTAGCGGCTTTTTCTTTAGATGAAGTTTTTTTCTGCACTACTTTGGGTTTTTCGTCTTTTTCTGTCTTTTCTTGTTGCGATTCTTGCTTTTCTTCTGACTTTTTTTCAACTTTCAATGTCTTTGATTTGTTGGTTTCCTCGTTTGATTCTTCGGCTGTTTCTTCGATTGATTCCTCTGTCGATTCTTCGTTGGTGTTTGAGGCATCGTTCTCGACTTGGTTATTTTCTGTTTGGTCTGGTTCTTGTGTTGATTCTATGGTTGTTTCTGTATTCTCTTCTCCACCCGCATTTATATCAATCTCTATTTCAGTTTCTAATTCCATTTCTAACTCCATTTGAACTTCAGCCTCAACCTCAATAACATTTACCTCAACATTAGTATCTGACATATCAATACTTGCTACTTGGATTTCTTCTATTTTTATTTCTGCTATTTCAATCTCTACTGATTCGTAAGTTATTTCCTCAATCTCAATAGGCTCAAACTCTAACCCAACATCTGTCTCTATAGGTGTGTTGGCCTCAAATATATCCTCAACGACATCAAGCACCTCTTCGGGTGCATCAGTATTCAAAGCAACAAACATTTCAACGCTTGTAATAGTTTGCTCAACAATCGTATTTACAACATTATACAAAACATTTACTTTTACATCGTCAAACATCGGGCCAACGGCCATATTTATATCTCTGCCACCAACCTCAATTATGACTGAAGTAAGGCTACCAGAAAAATCAAAACCCCCTGAATATTGGCCAAATTGACTATTTGTGCCGCTAGCACTTAGAATATCAGTCCCACTAAATACATTTGTTGTCCCGTTTTTTCCTGTGATGTGCATATAGATTGAATCTTGTGCGTCAGGTTTAAAAACTTTTATTTCGTAGTTAGTTCTTCCTCCATGTGTAAAATTAAGGTCTGATATATCAACTGTATTAATAAAAGTTGTCCCCATATTAGGAACACCCATATTTGAGGTTGAGTTTCCGTTACCAGTTATCATCGCACATTTATCAGTCCCAAGTTGGCCGCAAGTAGAACCAGATGGCATTGTTGCTGTGCCTTGTCCTCCCCAGTCAATATCCATATCGCCCTCTTTTGAAGAAACTACATAATTGTTACTCCCGTCTAAAATATCACTTGAGTCCTCATTTGTTACTGTGTTTGTAGTAGTTGTAGTAGTTGTTTCTGTGGTAGTTAGTATGCCGTCAGCTTGAAACTCAATAGTCTCAATACTAGACTCTTCAATAATCTGCTCAATCGTAGGTGTGCAAAGTCCAAGTGTATCGGTATCACAATCTACGGCTTTACTATAAGAGGGGTACAAGCATAAAAGTAGCCAAAGTAAAAAACACCCTCCAACCATTCGGTTTATCATTTTTTTCTCTTTCTTCTTTAATTTTAAGTTTTTCAACTTCTTCCATACTAGCAAAAATTAAACTGCCTTTTGGAATTTTATCTTTATTTTTTTCCCAACCTTTTTTTGCGTCCTCTCCAATACTAGCATTGTAAGGGCAATAAGTACCCGCATTCCACATAGCATCAAATACTCTTGCATCAGCACACAATGTAGAAATTGCGGCTACTTTCATACCCATAGCATAGAGAGAACGAGAGAGTTTAATACGTTCACAGTTTTCGTCTGTTACTGTGATTCCTGATGCAATACCTAAAATTTGTGTCTGAACACCAACTGATGCGGCTGTCTTACAAACGTCTGAATTATTTACTACAACCGATGGTGCGTTAGCTGTTGGTGGCGTGTTGTTAGTTACAACTGTTGATGATACTGTGTTTGTCTCTGCCATAGCAGAATTCATCAAACCATTTAAAAACCAGATAAGAATTGCGGCTATTATTGCACCTATAATTAATGGTTTCATCATAAGTCATTTTGCATTTGTTGGTACACCATTAGAATTTACAAATGGATTTTCTGCAAAAGCCATGTATAAATAAGTTGAACCAGAAGTATTAAACATTGATCCTGTTCCTCTATTTTTAAATCCGTTAGATAATAAATCAGCAACACCATAAGTAACTTCTGCATCTGTTCTGTTTGGTGCTAAATATCTATTATTAAGATTATATCCTGGTCTTTTGTTATCTATTAATCCCCAATATTCAGTAGCAGAATATCGCTTTATTAAAACCCAAGCTGGTTTAAATCCTGTATAGATAAATGCACCATCAGCATTTCCATTTCCTGTGTAGTTTCCAAATTTCGAATAGCCTTTTTTGTCTGTAAAGCAGTAGGCTATAAAACTTCCAGTAGTCCGAAAAGAATCTCCAACAGTAAATACAGTTGTAGTTGGGTCAGTATTATTCCAATAATTAATTGATGCGGCAGTTGCAGAACTTGTATCTAAATTTAGTACACTTGTATTTCCTACTGGTTTAGAATAAACATACCAATTATCTACAGCATCTATTCTTTTAACTATTACAATACTTGGTGTTGATCCTAAACTATGTCCTATCGTTGCTGTTGAACTATTATCCCCAGTCCATTTAACAATACTAAATCCAGCAGTAGTATTTGCAGATACAGTTGATTGAATACTGCCTGAAAAATTAGATGAACCAAATGTAGAGTTGGTGTTAGCTTGTCCACCCATGCCAGAGTGTTGAGTGCAATAGTAATAAAGTGTTGGTGCAGATGCGGCTACTGTAATTACAGTTTTTGCACCAGCACTTCCGGGTGTTCCTGTGGTTGTAATCCCTGTCGTATATTCACTTCCGCCCCCGTGTGTTCCGTTTGAAGTTGTAGAAAATCTTAATGGGTGTCCTGAGTTAGAACTATCGGATTGATCGAATGTGTAAGTACCACCCTCTTGTAAATCTAATGTAACGGCACTTGTACCAAAGTCATCAAATCTATATTTGTTTCCACTATCTGAAACTACTTTTACTGAGTATGTTATGGCTGGTGCAGAACCACCAGCTAACCAATTCCAAGATACATAAGTTGCACTATTTTGATTGACTTTACTATTATTACCAACAGTAAAACCATCTGTGTCAAATGTACTTAAAAATTCTGTGTTTGTACCCTCTGCGCCAGTAGTGTCTGACCTCAACCCCTTTGTACCACCTCTTACAGCATCATATAGTTGATGGCTGTCCGATATACTTCGTACTTTTATCCAAGTCCAATCAGGTTGAAAATTTACTCCTGTTATAGCTTGACCACCACTTCCAATAGCAGTTCCATTTCCAGTATAAAGTTTTGTGTTAAAATAAATTGTTGGGTCGTCTATAGTTGTATAAGCCATTATCCAAACTCCGCTAAGTTTTTTGTATTCCAAGTTTTAAATCCCGTTGGTACAGTATATTCGTAATTACCCACTCCATCTCCATCTGAATTACTTGATGATACAGAGTAAGGTGGAGAACCAAAATTTAAAGAACAAGTTGGTTGGGAATAATAACCTGTCATTGTTGGCAACCAAATTTTATCTGTACTTAGTAAATCGTTTGAATCCCATGTAGGATTTGCACCTGATGATGGGTCTCCAGTATTACCTGATGAATCGTTTATCCAAGTTCCATCTAACCCAACCCAACCTTTTCTATTGTCTAAATCTATCGCAAACATGGCTATTGAATTTTGTAAAAAAGTATTACTAACATCATATTTACTGCCAGTACCTGCTCTGGTAATTGAAACACCATTAACTGCATCTCCTCTTCCTTGAATACCATTCCAATAACCATTATTAGCAACATAATTGGAAGTTGATTGAGAACCATTTATATAATTACTAATAAATTCATCAGTACCATATCCAGCATGAATATAGTTAGGATTTGCTGAACTTGTATTTTTAACTTCCCAATACCACTTTCCTGATGATGCACCAAAAGTTGCTGGAATCATTTTTTCTTCATCATTAACATTATTTATACCTAATGTTAAATTTCCATCTGAAAAAGCATAACTTGAATTTGATGCTATAGAATTTAAAGTAAGTCCATTGTTAGTACAAGTGTCGATAGATTGAGCAACACTTGTTAAATTCTGTGATGCTAAATGATTATCATTACCACTTGTATCTGCACCTAATCCACTACTATTTTGACTTGTGCCTGATTGTTTAAATTCTAAATAAAATCCATTTGTGCCAAAAGTTAAACCTGATACATCTTTTGGTTTCCAAATGTTAGGACTCGCTGAATCAAACTCTCCAAATGATGTTGGATCTAATGCACTTCCATCTATATAAACTACTTCTGACATATAGCCATTAAAGTTATTAGAACCAGCTTGTCCTCCAACATAAACACCACTTGTATTTCTATTAAATTGTATTTGAGTATTTTGTGATGGATAATTAGCTGTACTAAATGAAGTTTCTTGCACTCCATTAACATATACTTTAATTCTATCTGATGCTGTGCCTTGTGTTGTATCCCATGCTACAACAATATGATACCAAGCAGAAATATCTCTAAATAATCTACTTGTGACTACTGTTGCAGAAGTAGATGCGTTTACAATTAAATTAATATATATTTGATCTTGATAAAAATTAAGGACGTGTTTATTACTTCCATTGTAATAAGCATATAATAAAAAACTCTCAACTCCTACTGTTGTTTTTTTTACCCATGCAGAAAATGTTCCTTTATAATCACTTCCTGCTGTTGTGACTCTATATAATTGATTTGTACTGGCACTATTAAATCTTAATGAGTTAGCAACTTCATAAGCTGTATCTTTTATGGAGTTAGTTCCAAGTATTAGAGGCATTAAATCTCCTCTGGAAATTCTGCTAGTGGTCTTGTTTGAGTTCCGTCTTCTTGTCTTGTGTATTCGTATAATCCTTTTAGTTCATCAACATTAGTACAAGCATCTATTTGAGTTTCCATTTCATTTGATTTTGCTCGAACATCTGCTCTATATGTTGTAATATTACTTGGTACAGAATAATCAGAAACTTCATTTGCTTTTATTACATACCAATCAGTAGATGCTAATAATCCTGATGCTTGTTGTTTTACAATTTTTTTTTTTTCTGTTTTTAAACCATAGTTAATTACTTGGTTACCATCTTCGTCTAAAATATTTTCTCCATCTTCATCAACTGCATTTTCATCTTCTAATCTTTTTGGTGTAGCAGTTCCCCAAGATTCTGTAACTTTACCATCTGCAAATGTATAAGATGAATTTGTATTATTGTAATATGCTGGGTCTTTGTAGTTTGTTTTATCCACTACTATTTCATAAATACCAATAGATTCTTTTTCTGATTGTGACCATAATTCAAAAATTTTAGCTGGGTATCTTACATCTCCTATCACAACTGATTTAGGAAAATTTACATATTGTGTAATATTATTATCTTCTACTATTGCGTACATATTTTAACTTTCACTTAAATTTAATGTTCTGCCAACTTCTTGCCATATTGAACCATTGTATCTAAAAACTAATATATCTGTTTTACCATCAGTGCTAGTGAATGTAGGTGCAGTAGATGCCGCAAATTCAAAAACAGTATTAAAAGCAATAGTGTGTGAACCATTATAATTAATTTCTAAACAAATAAATGAACCCTCAACAGAGTTTGTTGGTGCGGCAAACGTAGTATTTTCTGTTGTTAAATGATATGCGTTGGGTTTAGCTTGAACGTCCCAAGCTACAGCATTTGATGATGATGTTAATGCTTGTTGCGGAATATATGCTAAATCGTTAAATTTAATATATCCTGTTCCATTTGTTGTTACTTGAATATGACCATTTGCACCATCTTCAAGAGTAATGTTTCCAGCATTTGTGCCGTTATTTGTGTTTAAAATAAGATCGCCTGTGCCTTGTGTGGTTAAAGTTGCGTTTGAATTATTATCGCCAATTTGTACTGTGTCTGCACCTAAATTAACATCGCCTGTACCATTAGGAATAATATCAATATCTGCATTTGATGTTGAAACTATATCGTTTCCATTAACATCTAGGTTTGCACCAAGTTGAGGGCTAGAATCATTTACAAGGTCTGATGCAACTGCACTATCAATAAAATTAACTGTATTAGCCGATGTATCAATAGTTGCTAAAGTAATATCGTCTGAACCATCAAAAAATTTTAAACTTAAACTATTTGAACCAGCGTTAGTCGTATCAAGCCAAATCGTGCCTGTAGTTGCAGAACTTGGTCTTGATGTGCCTGAGTTATTAGAATTTATTGCCCCTAAAACTGTATTTAAATCTGTCCTAAAATCTGGAAAAGATTGGTTCGCTATTGTAAAATCTGTTGCTTGTGCCATATTTATTTATACTCCTTTTAAAATCCTTTTGCAATAAAATCAAAAGTTCTTGAAATATTTGAGCCACTTGAGTTTTTAAATAAAACATCAAAAGAATCAACTGTTTTATTTGAAACTGTAAAAAAGTCTCCCGTATTTGCATCTTCCATTGTAATACCGACTGCATATCCTGTTGTTTTAAATGGATTAGTAAATGAAACTGTTTTAGTGCCTACACCTGAAGATATATCATTACCGCTAAATATTCGATCAGGCATATCTACTGTAACTGTAACTGCGGAAACTACAGGGGTCGATGCTAAATCAGATGAAGTTAATACTACTCTGAATTTAAAAAATCTGGCGGTATAATTACCAATCACAAAATTTTGAAAAGATGTAAAAGTAGAATTATCATCGCTTGTAGCTATTTCTAAATGAGCATCGCAATTCGCTGGCGTATCTCCATCGAAGTTAGATTTTGCAGAATCAAAAAATCCACTTCTATTGTCAAAAAGATCGTCTGGGTTTCTTGCAGATTGAGTGAGTGAGGCTGTTACTCTAACAGTATGTTTTGCACCAACATCAATTACATCTGCAAAAGCATAGTTCCCTGATGCTAAAAAATCAGCATTAGCCACACCAGAATCAAAAAATCTTGTGGTGTTAGCATCGAATAAACCAGATGCAGAATCAAATAATTCGCTTGAATTAAGTATAATAGCATCATCAGAAAGTGATACGTTAGTTTTAGTACCAGCAAAGGTAGGGTGTTCATTAACAGTTGTGATAGAGTTAAAATTTTCTGCACTTACTACATTTGATACAATAGCTGTTGCATTTGAACTAAAATTACCAAGTTTATCAACAGCTTTTATAAGATAAGTCCCAGCCCTAGCGGGAACTGTAATACTTGTAGCTGGACGAGATACTTTTGTAACTAAATTTACAGAATTTAACCACTCCCCTGTACCATCAGTTTTATCAGAAAATCTAATTTGATAAAAAGCTAAATCTAAATCTGAAATTTGTGTCCAACTTAAATGTGCATCGTTTCCTGTAATATTACATGATAAATCTTCAACATCAGATGGTGGGTCAATAGCACCAACTATTGTTCTCGATGCAGAAACATAAGTTGACGAAACTCCAGTAGTGTTGACCGCTTTTACTCTTACGTCATAACTAGATTGATCTATTACATTTAAAACTCTGTGATTTAACCCTGACCCTTGTGCATAAATAATAAAATCTGAATCTGTGCTAAGTTTGTATTCTACTTGGTAAAAATCAATAAATTTATCAGGCGTTGCACCTATAGTTACATCTAAAGCAACAATTACAGTTCCATCGTTATATTCAATCAGTGTATCAGATAATGTAACACTTGCTGGAGGTTGAACACTAAATGGGTTTGGCAAAGTAGTATCTGGTATGGTTGCGGGTGCTACCTGAGTTCCAAAAGCATAGTAACTATCTTGATGCTCTGATAACTGCAAAGTAACTGTGTGATCGGTGTTAATAGTCATTCCTTGAATACGGAATGGTTTAGCCGAGAAAGATGGCGTAGCATGGGTAATATTAACAATATCCCCAATAGCTAAATCTAAAGCAGTTCCGTCACATTTTAAAGACACATCAAGGCTTGATCTTGACCTACGAAGTATAATTTCTGCAAGTTCTTGAGCCTGATGCTGATTTACAATCATAGGAAAATCAAAGTTACCCTCAAGCAATATGTTTCCATCTGCCGTTTTCATATTGCTATGGGTGTCTGCACTTGCAAGTCCTGTTTCGTCAACTGGTGGAAATTGTGCGGTATCTGACTGATAATTTTTATTTTCGTTGGTAAAATTAACAATAACTCTATTATAACGAGAATTTTTGTTTTTACTTGCCACATTTATGCCACCAATAATATTGTCTTCTGTAAGTGTAACGCTTGCACTACCAGATGTTTCAACTAATACTTTGTATTTTCCCGCAGTAAAATTTAGATATGATCGAGTGCCTTTTACAAAGTCTGCCACAAGATCAATAGCTTTTCTTGATGTATCTACGACTGGGTGGCTATCTAATAAATCAATCTGACTTGCACCACTAAAAGGTGTTATGTTTGCATCTACTACATCGCCAGCCGTTTGCCAGTCTGCAAAGTTACTGTCAAAATAACTATCTGCAATACCCATACCAAATCTTTCATTTCTTAAATAATCTAACATTTGGTAAATGCCGTTATCTGAATACTCCCAAGTTGTACTATCATTTTGTCTATGTGAGCCACTACCACCAGTTTTTGTGCCGTCAAGATTTGGATTGTAAACTTTTCTACCTTTAACGATAGCTGTAACTTGTGGCAGAGAACCAAAAGCATCTGCATTCCATTTAAATTTGAGTGCTATATACGCTAGCCCACGAAGACGATGGTTTGACGTCCATGAGGATAATTCATCTAATAGACTAGATGCACTTTGCGAATCAGTTCCATAATGAGGCTCAACAGTAATTAAACTTGCGGCACTTGAACCCTCAACAGCTGGGTCGGCTCTAAAAAAATTTGAGTCTGAACTAGCAACTGTTCTTTGAGTATTGTCTGCTAAATCTCCATTAAATGTTACTTCAGTATCATTAACAAATATTTTAGTAATATCGTCTATTTCGCCCTCTGAAACTATTATAGCCATATACAAAAACTCGTTATCAGTTCCCGAAGTTTCTACAAAAATTACATTGCCGCCTACCTTTCTTGTTCCGTAAACTATTGGTATATGTGCATTTGCACTTATTTTATTAACTAATACACCTCTTGCGTTAAGGTCTGGTTGGTTGCCTCCAAAGTCAGGTATTTCAGGAATAGGATTTATCCAGCTAATTACATCAACAACGAGATCAACTACAAAATCTACAACATCAGTTACAACTTCTAATGCGTCCTCTACAATTCCACCCGGATCACACATCTGAGTACCTCCACAATCCGCCTAATTTTTCAAAGCCATATCTATCTAGTAATTTATCTGCCATCAACCTAGTTGATATTGTTAATATATAAATTACTTGAACTGATAGTAACTGTTCTTTAGACCAAAGATACTCGTTAAATAAAAAAATTGTTATTCCAACTATTTTATTTTTATCTAAATCTTTGATTAAAATTATTTTTCCTTTTTGTAAAAACATCATTAAAGTTTGTTTCATCTTTGCTCTATGTATGTGAGGATAATCCAATGCTGGGGCCTCTTTTTCAAACTCATTTAATATTTCAAATATTTCGTCCATGTTTTTATTTGATGCCTCGTAGAAATGAAAACTAGCCATTAATCTCTACCCCATTTAATATCTCTTACAGTCAAAGCCGCAAATTCCATACCTTTATCTCCACTAAAAAATCTTTGTTGAGAATTATCTGTTGTAACTCTACCGCTTGTTTTTTCAAAGTTTCCCCAATGAGAGGTTAAATTTAAAACTAAATTAGCAGTAGTCGTATTGTCATTAATTCTGTATTCATCGATAGTTCCAAAGAATAATAAAAAAGGGTCAGCAATAAGAGCATTGTTTGCATCTAAAAAACCTCTGTAAATATAAACCTCTTTGTTTATAATGTTTTCTGATAAAGCTATTGATATATATGTTTGATCGACTCCAGAAAGTGTAAGCTGTAAACTGTTTTTTGTTGGTT